AAGACATTAGATGCTTATGGTTTAACAAACTTCCAGAATCAAGCATACTATGATAAGTTTATTTCAAATGATCTTGCTGTTACTGAGGTAGCAGATCGTGTATCATTAGCATATGATAGAGTTATGAATGATAAAAATATCAATAAGGCATTCAAAGATTTCTACCCATCACTTACAACTACAGATATTGTAAGTGGTATGCTAGATCCTACTAATCAATTCCCAGCCCTAGAACGTAAAGTTAAGGCTGCTGAAATTGGTGGTGCTGCACTACGTCAAGGACTTACTGCTAGTGAATTGGCCACAACTCCTACAACAAGTAGCAGTTATACAAATGTAACTACAGGAACATTAGGTGCAGATGTACTAGCACAACAAGGTGTAACTAAAGCAGCAGCAGAGGCTGGCTACTCTAACATAGCAACAGAACTTCCTACAGCAGAGAAGTTAAGTTCTATCTATGGTAATCAAACAAATCAATATGGTAGATTACAGGCAGAGCAAGCACAGTTCCAGGGACTAGCATCTGCTAAGCGTGCTAAGCAAAATTTGATTAACTTAGAACTTGGAACATTTACTGGTTCATCAGGTAGATACCAAAACAAGACGACAGCGTCACAGCAAATATAGAATCCTATGTGGATCTATCGGCCCCACATAGTGTAAAAGACCGATAGCAAGAGCCAGACCATTTCCCCGAATGAATCTGTGGCTTGCGACTAACAACGAATAGAAGGGTGGGTTGCTATGAGCAACAACTACTGGGACGAAGAAGACGATGACGATCTAGATACAGATCAATTTAATAACGATGGCAGTGACTTGTTAAAGAAGTTACGCAAAGCCAAACGTGCAGATGAGAAACGTATCAAAGAACTCACAGAGCAACTTGAGAATTTATCCAAGGTGCAGCGTGAGCGTACAGTCAAAGAAGTCCTAGAAAAGAAGGGCGTAAACGCAAAGGCTGCTAGATTAGTTCTTAAAGATCTAGACGATGTTAACGAAGAATCAGTGAATAACTGGCTCGATGATAACGCTGATCTATTTGGTCTAAAGGTTAATCAAGAAGAACCTAAGGTTGCGGAGATGGATCGTGCTGCATTACGTCAGCAAGATATATTAACGCAAAGTGCAATTACCCCAGATCGAGCAGAAGACCTAAGTCTTCGCATCGATAGTGCGGATTCAATGGACGCATTATTAGATGTACTTCGCTCACAAAACTAATTTCCGTTCATAGTCACTTGGAGGTGACGCAATGGCTAATGCCTATACCACAACAGGTTCCTCTTCTCTAGGAGGTACCGCTGGCGGTGCTGGTTTAGTACAGAAGGCGTATGATCGTCTTCTAGAATTCGCACTCCGCGCAGAACCACTTATTCGTTCAGTCGCAGATAAGCGCCCAGCAAAGCAAGCAATCCCAGGATCAACAGTTGTTCTACAACGCTACGTTGACCTAACAGCAGCAACTTCAACACTAACTGAAGATACTGATCCAGATGCAGTAGCGCTGTCAACACCAACATCAGTTACAATTACTCTTGCTGAGTACGGTAACTCTGTGTTGGTAACTCGTGCTCTTGAGTTATTCTCATTAGCAGATGTTGACCCAGCAATTGCTAATATGATCGCATTCAACCTTGCAGATTCTATCGACAAGGTAGCAATGACAACTCTTCGTGGTGGTTCAAACGTGATTTACTCAGGTTCAACTGCTACATCAACCGCTACAGTAACTGCTGCTGCTACACTATCTTCAGCAAACATCCGCAAGGCTGTTGCTAAGTTACGTGCTAACAACGCTGCTGCTCGTAAGGGTTCACTATACTGGGCTGGTTTACACCCAGAAGTTTCACACGATCTTCGTGCTGAGACAGGTTCAGCAGGATGGTTGCTACCTAACCAATACGGTTCTTCACAAGATCGTATCTGGGCAGGAGAAATCGGAAACTACGAAGGCGCATTCTTTGTAGAATCTCCACGTCTATACAATGCTACAGACGGAGCATCATCTGCTCGTGTTTACCGTACTATCGTTGCAGGACAACAAGCACTTGCTGAGGCAGTTGCTGAAGAGCCACACGTAGTAATCGGACCAGTAGTTGACAAGTTGATGCGTCACCGCCCAATGGGTTGGTACGGCGTACTAGGCTTTGCACGCTACCGTGAAGAAGCACTATACCGAATCGAATCAGGTTCATCAATCGCTTCATAGTTGATTGACGGTAGGGTAGTGGCGTAAGTCACTACCTTACAGTAAGTTCACTAAGGAGAACAATGGCATATTACATCTTTAAAACACCAACAGTATCAGAGGGACCTATTGGCAAACACCGCTTGTTTTACTTCAGAAAACAGAACAAAGGTGTTACAATAATCAAGAGCGGATCTACTTATTCGCAGGTACGCTACCTTTTGGATGAGCAACTAGACGACTATACTGAGGTATATCGTGGTGGTTATAATCATACTGTAAATGACACAACAAAGGCAGCATTAATTGCTGGCGCGATAGGCGTTACAGAGGCAAACTTTACAGCACTATAGGGGACACGATGCACTGCTTAGAAGAAGATGATCACATTACTAAGGTTCTAGAATTTGATTATATCCTAGAAGATGGTAATGTTAAAGAGTTTGTAAAACTTTATGGATGCACCAAGTGTGATGCTACCAGTCCAAATGTATGGCCTGGTTACGGTGTTATGAAAGTTAAAGGAAAGCATCACGATATATTAAATCCAAACTGTGATTGTTTTGGATGCAAAGCATCTACATTGCAAATGAATGCTGGAGATGCAACTCGAGATATTCCAGATAAAAAATGGAATGCTGAACTGAAAGCCTATCGGAGTGCAAGGGACCAGGGTCTACAGCCAGCAGGCACAACTATGGGTCATATTGAGCAGGCTCATAAAGCATCAGAGGTAATGGGCACAGCATACAATGCTGAGACTATGCCTAAGGCAAAAGACATAAATAAAAAATCGGCAGCAGTAATGAAAGAGATAGGACAAATATAATGGCAAAGATTGAGACATACGCTTCAAAGTCAGCAATGAAGAAGCACGAAAAAGGCGAAGGCAAGAAGATGGCTGCTTTCGAAAAGAAGCAAGGAATTAAAGATGTTGTAAAAAAGTCTGCTAAGAAGGCAGCAGTTAAGAAGATGGGTAAGAAGAAGTAAATGGCTCTTAAGAAAACTGAACAACAAAAAGTTCAAGATGTTCTTAAGCAAAATCAAAAGCAAATTTCTCCAGCAGGAGTTGCTGCTGCAGATGCTGCTGCTAAGAAAGCAATTGAGTCAAAGTATCCAGGAATGTTTATTCCACAAGTACGTAGAACTGCTGGATTGAATAGAGGTAACTAATGAAGAAGGCACACCCAGGATTTAAAAAGGCAGCATCAATGATTGCTAAGAAGCAAGGTATTTCTAAAGATCGTGCTTCTGCTATACTAGCATCAGGTGCTCGTAAGGCTGGCAAGGCTGCAGTTAAGGCTAACCCACGTCTTAAGAAAGTATCTGGAGTAATGAAGAAGAAGGCTAAGTAATGAAGAAGCCTACTAAAGCAGCAAAGAAAACTGCTAAAGTTATGCGTGAATTTAAATCTGGTAAGTTACACTCAGGAAGCAAGAAGGGTCCTTTAGTAAAGAATCCTAAGCAAGCAATTGCCATTGCCTTATCTGAGGCTGGAAAATCAAAAGCAAAAAAGAAAGGCAAGTAAATGGCAAACGACTATGGTGCTTTCTCAGAGAAGGCATACCCAAAGGATAATAACTACGGAGCATACCAAGAGTCACAAAAGGTTGTATTCCCAACTACACCTAAGAAGGCTCGTGCTAAGGCTACAGATCATAGCAATATGGATCCTCTTTACAAGCCAGCAGCATCTCCAGGACCAATTGAATCTGCTTCAAATGTAAGAGAAGGTAGATCTTCAGTTAAGGGTGCACAACCTGGATCTGCAAATGTAAGAGAAGGTAGAATGTCTCCTAAGTCTACAACTCCTTCTGCTGCAAATCAAAGAGAAAGCAGAACATCTGCGCCAAGTACAAATCGTACAAGTCGTGGAAATTAATGTCATCAGGTAAGTATAAGCGTCACGATGGATTCAACTCTGTGCAAATCAAAGATGGATTCATCGTGGTACTTAGAAAGAATGGCACAGTAAAACTTTGGAAAGATCGCAAGACTGGCGACATAGTTAAGAGGGACAAATAATGGCAAGTGCAGCGTGGCAAAGAAAAGAAGGCAAAAACCCTAAAGGTGGTTTAAACGCCAAAGGACGGGCTTCTGCAAAGAAGCAAGGTATGAACCTGAAGGCACCTGTAAAGAGCGGTGATAACCCCCGTAGAGCCTCATTCTTGGCACGTATGGGTAATGCTCCAGGACCTGAACGCAAGCCAAATGGGGAACCAACAAGATTACTTCTATCACTTCAAGCCTGGGGTGCTTCATCTAAGGCTGATGCGAAGAAGAAAGCAAAGTCAATCTCTGCTAGAAACAAAGGAAAGAAATGAAACCCAATACTCCTAAAGGTAAAAGAATTAAAGTTAACTTAGTTAAACTTGGTATTGTTTCTAAGCAACCAAAGGTTACTCCTGGACCAGTAGTTAATCGTCCAGCAAGAGACACAAGAGCAAAGTAAAAAGGTAGGGGACAATGGAACAAGATTCAGTATCGATTGCTTGGTGTGACAACGGTAGTGTAGACGGAAAGTTTATGCACGGAGTCACTAATGTTATTACAGATTCAGGCGTAAAGTTTAGTTCTACAATTCGTAGTGGTGGTAACCAGATTGCTCGTCAACGTGAGCACATTATCCGCTACTGGTACGAAAAGGCTAAGACTGACTGGCTACTATGGGTAGACTCAGATGTTGTTATTAGTCCTGATAAGTTTTTAAGATTATGGAATAAGAAAGATAAAGACAAACATCCAATCATTACTGGTGTTTACTTTACTAGCAAGAATCCAGAGGAACCTTTAATGGTTCCGGAACCTACAGTATATGAGTTTGTTGATGCTGGTGAGACTATAGCAATCAAACCAATTCATCCACTACCTAAAGATAAGTTTATCAAGGTAGATGCTGCTGGTATGGGATTCGTGCTTATGCACAGAAGTGCAGTTGAAAAGATTATTGAGAGCGTTCCAGGTGCTGCTATGTTTATGGAAGCAGGAACTGAGAAGACTTTCATTGGAGAAGACATTTACTTCTTTGCCCTATGTGGTAAAGCAGGAGTAGATGTCTGGTGTGATACAGGAGCAACAGTTCCTCACATTAAAAGATTTTCGTTTGATGAACACTACTATGGTGCATTTTTTGGTGGAGTGCAAGAGAAGAAGAAGTCAAACCTTATACTACCTAAATAGAACTGAAAGGTATAACAATGGCATACGGCAGACCAGGCAGTACATTAGTTGAAGAACTAAATCGTCTTGCTTTCGGTGGAACACTACCACCTAAAACTCAATGGCTAGATGATGAAGGTGCAGCAAATAAACTTGCTGGAACTATTGGTCTTGCAGCAACTGGTGCTTGCAATATCTATGCTGGATTACCTATTACTCA